ACTGGAGCTGATCATGGCATACAAGTTCAATCCACTGATTAGCATTGGCTTAGATGAGGTCGGCGAAGGTGGTGCAGGATCAACACCAGGAGCAATACCCGGCGGCTCTGACACACAAGTTCAGTTCAACGATGGCGGCAGCTTTGGCGGTTCCGCTGGCCTGACTTTTGATGGCTTTCGGCTTTTTGCAAGTGCCATTGGCTATTTCAATCGCCGTCCTGTGCTGCATCGAGGCCCGTTGTTTTACAAAACAGCTGCCACAGCAATCAGCATCACGGCTGGATCGGTGCTGAATGGTGTGGTCTATTCAACGGCCACGGCGGTGACAATGCCGGGGAGCTTCACCAACAACACTGACTACGCCATCTGGCAGCACCCCACTACCGGCGCTCTGGTTGCTGATGCGAGCTTCACCAGTGCTCCTGCAGGTGCTACCGGAGGATCCATTGTCGGCGGCTTTCATTACATCCCAAGCGGACGTCCGACAGCAGTGAACAACGGCAGTCCTACTGCAACGGCTGAGATCCTTGAGTACAGCATCTGGGATCTGACCTGGCGCCCGACCTGCTCTGATCCTCGTGGCATGACATGTGTCGATGGTCGGTTCTGGTGTGATCTTTATTTCTGTGGATCCACAAGCTATGCAGGTTCTGACTTCACTGCAGTACCAAGCAGCAAGATCGGGCTGACGATTGCTGATAAGAATAATCCGCCACTGATTCCTGCGATTTATGGTGGCGATGGAATTACCACCTACAGCCTTGTTGATAGCAAAGAAGCCGGCAGCTGGTATGACTTTGCTGAGGTTGCCAGCAGCTTCGGCAAGCGTCTGATCAGCTGGCTTGAGTTTCAACATGCAGCCTTTGGTGGCCCAGAGAATGGCAGCCGTGGCACAGATCCTGGAACAGTGATCTGGGAGCGTGCGAGCTTGTGGGGGCTGGCACAGTCCACTGGCACGCTTCACTCATGGGGATCTGATGTTCAAGGTAATACCGGAGGCGGCTGGACAAGCGCTACAGGTGATCGTGGTGATGTCAATCAATCGGGCTACAGCGCCGTCCGCCTGGGTGGCAGCTATGGCAATGGATCTACTTCCGGTTCACGTTGTGCTGACTGGTTCTACCCTCCTTCGGATGCGTTCATCGGCCTCCTCTCGGCGCGTTTTGCGTCAGAGCACCTTGTAACTTGCTAGGAGGAAACACCATGAACATCTTCAACACTGCCGACGACCTTCAAAACGCTCAACCAAGTGCTGAGAAAACGGCATTCCTCAATGCCCTGCTGAACGATTACGTCACCTTTGACGATGCGGTCTACCCGCCTGATTACGACCACATGCTGAAGCCAGGAGACGACGGCTACATCGCCCCTGTGCTTCGCAAGGAATGGAATGCTGGAGCTGCTGCAGCATGGGGCTTTACCAGCCGTGAGCAGATCGAGCAGGCCTTGAATTGATGGCCTTCACCGAGGATCTGGATCTATTCCTAAGCACCGCTGAGTTCGCTGTGCCGGTGGTTGCTGGTGTTGTGTCGAGCACTGGCATTCTGGACATGCCAACGGAAACCGTGGCAGGTGGCATGGTGCTCAGCACGGACTACAGCCTGATCTGTAAGGCCAGCGAGTTCGGCGATCTGGAGTATGGCGCAGGCATCAATGTCGATGGCCGTGCCTACACCGTGAAGTCTGTGATGTTGATGGATGATGGCGCGTTCTGCGAGATCATGCTGCAACGCACGACGACACCGGAGCAGAGCACCTCTGATCGCGCAGTGCTTGACGGTGATGGCGTCGATACCACCAGCACTGTGGTGATGGATGGTGGAGCACCTGGTACGACCTACATTGAAGGCAACGTCCTGGACGACGGAGCGCCGTGACCACCTACACACGTTTCAAGCTGCGTAACGGTACGGCTGCTGAATGGACTGCGGCTAACCCGACGCTGCTGCAGGGCGAGATCGGGGTGGAGACGGACACGAGGAAGTACAAGATCGGAGATGGCAGCACCGCCTGGGCTGGCCTGAGTTACTACATCGACGGCGTTGCGATCCGTGGGCAGTGCTCGAGGATGACCGATGGCACGATCGACATCACGACGCAGGGCACCTACGTCACCACCGGCCTGACTGCCACGTTGGATAGCAGCACTGCCTATGGCATGGTGCTTGGCACTGATGACGCCTTCGGGCTGAAGAATGACAGCGGTGGCACGAAGCTGTTCAGGATCTACGGCAGCATTGATGCCACTGATGGAAACAACAGCACGCTGGGCGTGAAGCTGGCCAAGAACGGCGTTGCGATCGATAACAGCGAATGCCGTGCCTTCACTGGCAGCGGCGCTCAGGAGGCCAAGCTGGTGACCAGTTGGATGGTTGAGCTGGAAGATGGCGATGAGGTATCGCTGCTGATCGCAAACCACAGCAATACCACAGACATCACGCTGAAGCGCGGCCGGGTCATCGCTGTTGAGGTTCGTGCCTGATGACGACCAAGCGAGAGCAGATCCTGAATCAGATCGCGACGACGCTGGCGCCTACAGCAGGCATCAACGGTCGGATCTATCGCTCACGTGTGTCGGCATTGGCCAGGGCTGAATCACCTGCGATGGTGGTGGAACCTGTTCGTGATGACGTTGAGCAGAACACCAGCCTGCCGACGCTGGACTGGCGCCTGACGGTGCGTGTGGCAGTGATCGTGCGGTCATTGGTGCCTGACCAGGCGGCTGACGCGATTGTGGAGGATATGCACAGCAGGCTGATGACAGACCTGACGGCTGGTGGCTATGCGATCGACGTGCAGCCTGACACGGTGAGTTTTGAGCTTGTCGAGGCCGATCAGCCTGCTGGTGTGATCAGCTGTAGCTACATCGTGCGGTATCGCACGGCAGTGGGTGATCTTACGACTAGCTGAGCGGCTACCATTAGGGCACTAGCTTTCTGGCTTTGGCATTGCCATGACTCTTCTCACACGCCGGCAGCTCATCCTGGCCAAGGAGGAGAGCGTCTATGGCACTGATCCGACGCCTGTTGTTGGTTCTGACGCGATCTTGGTGCGCAGCATTTCTGCGACACCTCTGGAATCAGACACGGTGAGCCGTGAGCTGATCCGCCCTTACCTTGGCCATAGCGAGCAACTGCTGAGTCAGAACAGGGTTGCGATTGAGTTTGAGGTGGAGCTAGCTGGCTCTGGCACTGAAGGCACAGCTCCTGCTTATGGTCCGCTTCTCAAGGCCTGTGGGCTGAGTGAGACGATTGTGGCGGCCACCAGCGTGACCTATGAGCCAGTTTCGACGAGCTTTGATTCAGTCACGATCTACTTCAACAACAGCGGCGTGCTGCACAAAGCGACAGGTTGCCGCGGCAGCTTCACGCTGAACGCTGAGGTGGGCGCCATCCCGACCATTGCGTTCAGTTTTATCGGGATCTACGCAACGCCGACGGATGTCTCGATCAGCGCTCCAACCTATGCCAATCAGGCTGATCCGCTGATCTTCAAGAACGGCAACACCAGCAGCTTCGAGATCTTCAGCTATGCAGGCTGCCTGCAGTCGCTGAGTTTCGACATGGCCAATGAGACGGTCTACCGCGAGCTGGTGGGCTGCGACAAGGAAGTGCTGATCGTCAACCGTGCGCCTGCTGGTGAGGCGATGATCGAAGCCGTGACGACTGGCACCCATAACTTCTTCAACGATGCGACGGGCACCAGCACAGGGAATCTGACGTTTGAGCACGGCACGACAGCTGGCAACATCGTGACCTTCACCGCTGATCAGATCGATCTCGGTGCGCCAACCTACAGCGATCAGGACGGCGTGCAGATGTTAACCTTGCCATACATTGCCACTCCGACAGGCTCTGGCAATGATGAAGTGAGTCTGGTCTTCACCTGATATGTCTTTTGTTCTTCAGCAGTCGGAGTCCTACTCTTGGCCGATCACGATCATCTTGCCTGTTGATGGTGGGCGACGTGAAAAGCACACCTTTGATGGTGAGTTTAAGCGTCTGCCTCAATCTCGGATCAATGAGATCATCAAGCTGGCGCGTGCCATGGAGCTTGGCCGCATTGCAGAAGATGAAGAGCTGAACGATCAGGAAGCTGCGCAGGAGGTTCTAGTCGGCTGGTCTGGCATTCAAGATTTTGACGGCAACGAAATCCCGTTTACGCAGAAGGCTCTCGCTGAACTGCTTGAGATCCCAACACTTGCCAGTCAGATCGTAAAGGCATGGTTTGAAAGCATTGAGGTCGGTAAAAGAAAAAACTGATAGGCGCTGTTGAGCACTGGTTCAAAGGTGACGACAACAGCGATGAGCTACGACGAGAGGCTGAAAAGCTAGGGTTAACCCTGCCTGACTCAGTGCTTAAGCCTGCTGAGTTTGAGGTCTGGCCGGAGAATGAAGAGATCGTCCTGATGTTCCTGCGTTGCCAGACGCAATGGCGATCAGGGCCTAGCGGCTTGATCGGCTTAGACTACGGTGTAGTCCTGGGCCTGTGCCGTCTGTATCAAGTGGAGGACTCTAAGGCCACGCTTGAGGGTTTGCAGATCATGGAGGCGCACGCGCTTGGTCTGATTGCGGAACAGCAAGACAAAGCAGCGAGGTCTAAGAAATGAGGGCATCAGAAACCGCCATCAAGATCGTCGCCAGCATCACTGGCATGGCGGACGTCGAGGCGCTGAAGAAGTCTCTCGGAGGCCTGCAGGGCGCGGCCAAGTCTGCGCAGGATGGATTGCGCAAAGTGGTGGCGACCGATGCCTTCAAGGCTGCTGCTATTGGTGCTGGCGCAGTTGTGGCTGGCCTAGCTCTTGCAACAAAGACCGCGATCGATTTTGAAGAATCGATGGCTGATGTGCGGAAGGTGGTCGATGGCTTGGAATCGCCTGAAGCGTTCAAGGCGATGGAGCAGGAGATCATCGGATTGTCGCGTCAGATGCCGATCGCGGCCAAGGGCTTTGCTGACATCTATGCAGCAGCAGGCCAGGCCGGCATCGCTCAAGAGGAGCTAAAAGACTTTGCGGTGCAGGTGGCCCAGGTCGCCATTGCGTTTGACATGACGGCAGAGCAGGCCGGCACGTCAATGGCAAAGCTGCGCACGAGCTTGGGGCTATCTCAGCAAGAGGTCACAGGCTTGGCCGACGCGATGAACCATCTGTCAAACAACATGGCATCAACTGCCAGTCAGCTTGTCGACTTTACATTGCGTGCAGGCACGTCTGGTAAGCAAGCCGGATTGACTGCTGAACAGACGGCAGCCTTTGGTAGCGCGATGATTGCAGCGGGAGCGGAAGCTGATGTTGCTGCCACTAGCTTCAACAACATGATCAGAGCTTTGAGTCGTGGCGATAGCATGACGTCTCGACAAACAGACGCATTGCAGCGCCTAGGGTATGCAGTTGTTGATGCGGCCGACAAAGAGAAACAGCTAACTAGAGCGGCTGAGCGTGAAAGCCGCAGGCGTTTGGATATTGCAAGACGCGAAACCGATCAGCTTTCAAAGGAGATTGATCGACGCTATCGCGATCAGCTGACGTTTATCACTGACCAGGAGGATGATCGCTTCGATGCTATTAGCAAAGGCATCAATCAAAGGCAAAGCAATGTGGTCAAAGGATTGCAGCGTGAGCAGGATGCAAGAATTAAAGCGATACGAGATGCAGAGAACCTAAGCGATCCTGAGAAAGATCGTCGCATCTATGCGATCCAAGATGAATATGACCAGCGTCTGCAAAGGATAAGGGATGGCTTTGATCGAGAGTTAACCTTGCAGCGTCGAGCGCAGCGCGATCGTTTGACCGCAATTCAAGATCAGCTGAACGATCGCAAGGAGCTTGAGGTTAACGCAGCGCAGGCACGGTTCCAGGAGCAGGAACGATTAGAGAAAGAAAACCTAGAAAAGGCAAAGGCAAGGGCGAAGGAGTTCGCTCAAGAAGTATCTAAAGAGGCGGCGAGAACCTTAGCTCAAAATCTGCAAACCAATGCTATCGCGACGATCACAGAAGTCTTTGACCGTATCCGTTCACTGCCTGCAGCAGAACGCATTTCGGTGATCAGTGATCTGTTTGGTGATGAGGCCAGGGCCTTGGCGCCATTGATTTCTAACACTGAGCTGTTGGCAAAATCACTCAATCTTGTCGGAGATGCTGCTGAGTATTCAGGCTCAACCTTATCCGAATATGAGAACCGTCTTGACACAACAGCGACGAAGCTACAACTTGCGCGGAATGAGCTAGACGCAACAGCAATCTCGATTGGCCAGGAAGTGCTGCCTGTGTTCGCAAAGCTAGTTGAGGTTTTGTCTCCTGCGCTACGTGCGTTCACTCAATTACCTGCACCGTTGCAAACCGCTCTGGTGGCATTCGCAGGAATCAGCAGTGCATTGATTTTGATATTGCCTGCACTATCTGGGTTGGTCACTATTGTTGGAACACTCGGCCCGGCTTTTGCTGCAATCGGAACAGTGATCGGTGCAGTAGGCACGGCATTAAGCGGCCTTGGCCCAATAATCCTAGGAATCTTTACTGGCCCTGTTGGATGGATTGCGCTGCTGGTGGCTGCTGGCGTTGCGATCTATGCCTTCCGTGATCAGATCGGCGCTGCACTGAAAGCCATCAGTGACTTCTTCGTGGATGCGTTCAAGTTCATCGGTGATCTGCTGAAGCAAGCCGCACAGGCCTACCTGGATTTCTATGTCAAGCCTGTTCTCAGGCTGGCCAGAAGCGCATTTGACGGCATTGTGAACATCTTCGGGCGTATCGCGGAAGCGGTGCGTGGGCCGTTCAATGCTGCCTCCAATGTCATTAAGTCAATCTTCCGCAATATCCTGATCTTCCTTGTCAATAGCCTCAACACCTGGATCAACCGCGTCAACTTTGCCATCAGGCTGGCCAACCGCCTGCCGTTTGTGAACATCCCACGGGTTCCCAACGTCTCCGTGCCTGCTTTTGCCCAGGGCGGTGTCGTCGGTGGCCCGACCTTGGCGATGGTTGGAGAAGGCGGTGAACGTGAATACATCGTGCCTGAGAGCAAGATGGCCAGGGCTTCGGCCAACTACCTCGCAGGCATGAGAGGCCGCGCTGTGATCCCTGCCTTTGCTGAGGGCGGTGTGGTTGGCCCTGGTGGTGGTGGCGGTGCTGCGAACACCACAGTGCAGATCACAACCGGGCCGGTGCTGCAACAGGACGGCCAGCGTTATGTCACCGTGGGCGACCTGGAGCGTGCCCTGCAGGACTTCGGAAGCCAGATCTTCCGTAATAGCCGCACCTATGGCGGCAGGCGCTATCAGGGAGCCTTCTGATGAGCAACAGGGCTCAGGCGCAGTACCTGCGGATCTATGACTCAGGCAGCACCTACGTGCGCTGGCAGACCTACTACGTCAACCAGACCGTGACGCTGGACGCTGCGAGCTGGGATTACATGCCATTCAGTGCCAGCGGCATTGTCGAATCAGGTGCCAGTGGCGGCAAGTCTGTGAGCATCACGGTGCCGGCCACCAACAGCGTTGTCGAGGCGTTTGAGGCGGCCCTGGCCAATGGGCGCTTCTGTGAGCTGAAGATCTATGAGTTCGATAGCAGGCTCGATAACACCGCACCGCAGTCAGGGCAGAACCTGATCGCGAGCTATGCCGCTGAGGTGATCGAGGTTTCAGGATCGTTCACCAGGCTTGATGTGCGGCTTGGCAGTAGCCTGTCACCAGTAGGCGCGCAGGTGCCACCTCGTAAGTTCACCAGTCTCCTGATCGGGTCACCGCTGCGGCTATGACGATCAGCATCTCCGATCCGCTCACGCTGTTCCCGTATCAGGCAGGCCTGACGGATCCACCATTGGTGGAGGCTGCAGCAAAGGCAGCCAATGACCTGGCGACGAATCAAAGGGCCTACAAGATCGGCGATCCGGTGCCGATCGTGTTCTGCCGTCGTGTCAATAGCAATGGCGGCGTGTTGGTGAGCCCTGGCGCTACGGAAGGCCGATGGGAAAACGACGGCACGACCAATGAGCTGACGGTGAGCTTGATGGTGGTGTTGAGCGAAGGCCAGCTAGCAACCATCCCGATCAAGGATTGCTTTATCGGGCCATGCCGTCAGGGCACCTGGGCGCAGACGTATAGCCGTCGTGCTGGCACCTGGACGCCTGGCAATTATCTGACGACGGTTTCAGGGAAGCAGCCATGGACGGCGCCCTATTACTGCGGCACGTCAGGCAGCTACGACAACATGACGACGCTGAGCTGCGTCAACAGCTACATCGACGGCAGCCAACGGTCTGGCCATCAGCTGCATGTCTTCGTGCGTTCCGGCATGGAAGTGACGCGGATCATCGATAGCACTGCTGGGCCGAGCAACAACGTGATTGATCTGGCCCTGTATCTGATGGAGGCATCAGGGCGTGTGCCGAGCGGTTTGATCGATACGACGCAGATGCTGGCCGCGGCCAACTTCACTGACACCAATGGCCTGCACTTCAATGGTGTCTATGAGGAGAGCCGAAACCTTGATGATTGGCTTGAGGAGATCAGCAACGACTTTCTGTTGCGGCTGACGGATAAGAATGGGAAGTTCGGGTTTAAGCCGCGGTTGCCGGTGAACGTTGACCATACGATTAACACAGGCGTGATCGATTGGGAGTTTACGTTCACTGAGGATCACCTGCTGCCAGATGGCTTCGACATTCAATACGTGCCGCTGACCGATCGTCAGCCTGTCTGTTTGCAGATGATGTGGCGTCAGCAGCCGGAATCTGACATTGGCTTTCCGCGCACCACTGAGATCAGGTTTAGCGGCGAAGCAACCGATGGCCCGTTTGAGCAATATGACCTGAGCGGCTTCTGCACAAGCGAGAACCATGCGGTGAAGGTTGGAGCGTATCGCCTGGCCAGACGCAAACTGATCACACACACGCTCAGGCTCAAGGTAAGGCCTGCGAGCTACAACAGCAGCCTGGCTCTTGGCGACATTGTGCGCGTGAGGTTACGGCGTGAGACTGCCACAGCAGCGCTGGATTATCACGATTATTTGTATGAGGTGGAGCGGATCGATAAGACCGCCAGTGGCGCCTGTGTGTTTGACCTGACGCATTATCCGATCGATAGCCAAGGTCGCAGCTTGGTGGCGTTAGCTGTTGATGCTGCTGTGGGACCTGGCGTGACGCTAGATCCTGGCCGGGATGATTACAGCTGCGATGACAGCTCAGCGACAGATGACACCGGCCTGCCAGACACCGGCATCGATTATCCGGCATTCCCTGAGACGCCAACTTCAACCGATACCGATGTTTTCTTAGATCAGCCAGACATAGAGCTACCACCGATCGGCCCTGAGGTGACGCCAGAACCTGACGAGCCTATTGGTGATGCCGATAATCCTGTTGATCCGCTTGAGCAGACGCTAGATCAAGATGGCACGGGCATCCTATCGAGCGATGGCGATCTTGCGAATCCTGTTGTAGGCGACACATTAAGCATTGCCGAGAATAATCTGCCTTGCCCTGATGCTCGTGTTTGCTGGTATCGCGTTAGAAAGGGCGGAACTTTTTGGCCCGGCAATGCAGACACTGAACTGCTGCAATGTCAAGAACAAGCAATCCTTGGCAACTATGCAATGACTATCACGACATCGGACATCGACTATGAACTGGTGGCCACTGGTCGCTGCAAGGATCCTGGATCGCCCGATAGCTTTGGATCAGGTTTTATTTTAGGCACTACTGACGTGGTTGAATCAGGAGCGCCGGCGCAATGCTGCACCTACAGACTTGCGGGTCCTGGCCTTGTGAATGTCAATGTAGGCTCTCTCACAGATATTACTCCGACAATTACCTACGGAACGAGTGCATTGTGCGGCGGCGGTGCAGCGACTTTCTACACATACACTAATTGCATCACAGGATTGCCAGTCAATGGTGTCGCGTGTGGCATTCGTACTGTCACTGCGATTTATGGATGCTACACCCCTTGATCATGGCTACCTTCCCTGCGCTTGAACCTGCCACCAGGACCTACACACCCGGCACTCATGCCAGCACGGAGTTCGCAGTGCTTGATGGCTATGAGGCCAGCGTGCGGCATAGCAACGCCTCTGTCGGCCATGTGCTGCGCATGACGTTCCGCAGGCTCACATCAGCGGAGCGGTTCAGCCTTGTCAGTCACTATGCGCTGCATGGCATCTTCGAGCCATTTGATCTCGACAGCGCCACGTTGATCGCCACGAACCTGACCTTCCCGTCGGGTTACCTCTGGCGGTATCTGTCGCCGCCACAGCTTGACCAAACCTGTGACGTGACCGATGCCACAGTGGAACTGCAGCTCCTGCCGCCATACCTGATATGATCGCCTTCCCTGAGGTTCTGCCTGACAACTTCGCCTATGACCTGGGCGGCCTCAACGTCTCGGCTGAGGAAACGCAGAACGGTGCGCCTGTGATGTTCAGGCATAGCCTGCGGCAAAGCAACTACAGGTTGACGCTGACCTACAGCAACCTGATCGAGTCAGACGTCACGCTGATCCGTGATCACTACTTCCAGGCAGCTGGCAGCCATCGATCTTTCACCGTGCCATCAAGCCTCTGGAATGGCGCTGACGTGATCCCTGCCGATGGCTTGTATCGCTATGGCGCAAAGCCTGAAGAGCAGCAGCGCGGGATCTACACAGACATGACCGTTGAGCTGGTGGCACTGATCGGGAACTTCTTGCTGTATGACCTGATTGGTGAACCGGCCACCCTCGGCGCTGAGGAGTCATTCACGTCCTATGCCATGACTGGCACGGCTCCGTTCATCCTTGATGGTGATGACGCCGATCCGGCGGAGGATGCCACCCTTATCATCAAGGCTGGAGGCGCTGAGTCATGACTGCAACCACCATCCGCGTGCAGATGGCGCAGCGGTCTGACACCGCGGCCAACTGGACATCAGCCAACCCTGTGCTGCTGGCGGGTGAGCTGGGTCATGAGAGCGACACCGACAAGCTGAAGATCGGTGATGGATCGACCAACTGGACAGGGTTGACCTATCTGCCGATTGATGGCACCTGGACTGGTGACACGATCGCCGTGGCTTATGGCGGCACTGGCCAGACCAGCTACACCAACGGCCAGCTGCTGATCGGTAACACGACCGGCAACACGCTGGCAAAGGGCACGCTTACAGCAGGCACCGGCATCGCGGTGACCAATGGCGCTGGTTCGATCACATTGGCCATTGATTCAGACACAGCCATCGCTGATCTGACGAGCACAGCGACAAGCGGCACGATGCCAACGGCTGATGGCTCGGTGACGATCGCAGACGCCACGACTCCAACGGTGACGGAGCTGCTGGAGTATTGCGTGGAGCTTGAGGCAAAGCTGGAGGCCGTGCTGGCAGCGCTGCGAACCGTTGGCGTGATCGCCACCTAAGTACAGTGATGGGGTAGCACGCCGCGGCGGCCAGTGATCGAGATCTACGCAGCGATTCTCGGCGCGAGTATTGGCGTCGTGAGCATGGGCGCGGCAGGTTTTACGCGGCGCAATACAGAATCCCGTGAGGCCGTGATCCGTCTCACTGCAGCGGTTGAGTCAATCGCCGGCAAGCTAGAGGAGTTGCATCAGGATATGAAGGCCGATCGAAAGGAGATTTACACGCGGCTTAACGAGCATGGCAACAGGATCACATTGCTCGAGAGCAAGGACCGCTAGCCTCAAGAGGAGGATACTTTATGCCTACCATGCACCTCGAAGAGATCCTGGCCAGCCCGATCACCTGGATCATTGTGGCCGCTGCGTCTGAGATCATTGCCCTGTCGCCTCTGAAGGACAACAGTGTGATCCAACTGATCTTCACTGCACTGCGCAGCCTGAAAGCAAAAAAGGGTTGATCCCTGCTGATGGCAGGTGGCTATGGCGTTTCAGCACACGCTCAGATTGGGCGGACGTGCAGCGCCTGATCAATCGCCGCAAGTTCGAGGCCACATTGAAGCCACGACTCGATGCTGAGATTGAGGCCTGGCACAAAGCACAACCTGACGCGATGCCGCCACCAGTGCGGCTCGACGATCTGCACCTCCGAGCGCCCTGGTATGACACCGACGACACCGGTTCGACTGATTGACATAGTTCGTCACTTCAAGAATCTCTCGCATCAAATCGCATACGTCAATGCGCTTGAAGAGCGGATTCTCCGCAATGATCCGACTTGCTTTGATCGCGATCAACCTGAGTATGAGATCTGGCTGTCAGCCGTGGAGGCACCCGCGCCGCAGTGGCCGCTCACGAAGGCTGAGCTGGGCCAGATCATGCTCTGCAAGCCCAGCGCGCTGCCTGACGACCTGATGGACGACCTGGCTCGATGCTGCGAGGTGTTCAAGATCGACACGCGCACAGAGCTAGCGCACTTCCTCGGCCAGTGCGGCCATGAATCAGCAGGGCTGCGGTATCCCGTCGAGATCCACAGCGGCAGCAATTATGAAGGCCGGCAGGATCTGGGGAACGTGCATCCTGGTGATGGCGTCAAGTTTGCCGGTACAGGCTGGCTGCAATGCACTGGCCGCTACAACCATCAGCGCTTTAGCGATTATCTATCCAGCATCGGCAAGCCTGACCCGAAGGTCATGAGCCTTGGCAAGACCTACACAAGCGAGGCCTACCCATGGACGATCTCAGGATTCTGGTGGCACGACAACAATATGAAGCGACTGATCCAGCAGGGCGCAAGCGTTGATCAGGTAGGTGCTCGGGTCAATGGCCGGATGCCTCCCAATGGCGCACAGGATCGCCGTGACTACACCGCCAGGGCGTTCAAGGTGCTCGGCGTCTAGAGCTGCATTTGAGCCCTCTTAACGGCTAGCTGCAGCGCCTGCTCATAGAACACCCTGGCCTGCCATTCCTGACGGTGTTCCTTGACCATGCCGGCATAGGTGACGCGCCAGATCTTGCCGTTTTTGGTGTCGATTTGCTCGATGGTTGGCATGGTCATTATCGTTGAAGCAGCGGACAGGATCTGATGAGCTGGGCCGAGTGGATGGTTGTGAACCCAACCATGGAGCAGGAGCTGCAGATCGAGAAGAATGCCCGCATCCCCCTTCTGCATGATGACGCCGACCAGGTACGGGAGCTGTGCTCGAAGCTGGTCAGGCAGTCTGCAATACAGGAGATCCTGATGAAGCAAGCGCTCGGCAGGATCATGGAACTTGAAGCGATCGCAATGGCCAGCGACAGGCAGCGCCGGCCATGGTGGCGTCTGTGGTGATCAGCGCACGAGCGGTGCGATGTGCCTGGCCAGTTTGTTCGCGGCACGATCACGCCTCTGCCTGATGCGTTCACGGCTCACGCCTTTCTCCTTACCGATCACATGCAACGCCTGCTGCTGCGTGCCGTTGAGCCCGTAGTAGCGCTGCAGGATCTCGGCATCCTCAGGATCGATGTAGACCATCGCTTCATTGATGGCATCGGCTTTCTCGCGTTGCTCCATCAGCTCAACGTCGATCGGTTCAGACGCGATCATGTCGACCAAGGCTGACCCGTCTTTGTCATTGGTCAGGATCTTGTCGAGGCTGTCATGCCGTGCGGCGCGTTCGAGCACCATGGACAGCTCGCGTTCCTTCACCTGCAGGATCTCAGCAGCTTCTGCCAGCGTTGGTTCGCGGCCATGCGATAGCTGGAAGGTTTCGCGCAGGTTCATGAGCTTGTGAAGCTTTTCAAGCGAATGGATCGGCACGCGGATCATGCGGTCTGAGGTGTCGATCGCGCGGCAGATCGCCTGCCTGATCCACCAATAGCTGTAGGTGCTGAACTTGTAGCCACGAGAGGCGTCGAATAGCTCAACAGCACGATGCAGGCCGATGGTGCCCTCGCTGATGAGATCCATCATGTCGAGCGTCTGGCCTCCGCGATTGACAAAGCGCTTCGCGATGTTGACGACCAGCCGTAGGTTGCTGGTGATCATCTTGTCGAATGCACGCTTCCCGACGCGCATGTCGCGCTTCTCTTGTGGTGTGCTCGGTTTGCCTTCGGTGTCACGCAACTCGATGTAGCGCTGCGCCTGGCGGGACAGCTCGATCTCCTGCTGAGCTGTCAGCAGCGGATAACGGCCGATCAATTTGAGATAGTCGCCGAAAGAGTCAGGGAAAGCAGCTGGCATGGTTTGGGGTGGTGTGCCGCGGGCAAACTACCACGATCCTCAGGATGCTGCTGTATTTGTGTTTTGATGCAACCAGATCCAGATTGTGCCTTCGCGTTCGGGATCCCAGAAGGGTTGCGTGCGGAACCATGAAACCCAGTCATAGGAACCTTTGCGGCTGTTGCAGGATGCGCAGCAGCTGATCAGGTTCTGCCGTGTTGTCTCGCCACCCTTGGACCGTGGCCGCACATGGTCGAGCGTTGTTGCGGGCCTGTCGCAATAAGCGCAGCGATGCTCCCAGGCCTCAAGGATGGACTGTCTGAACTCGCGCTTAGCGCGGCGACGTGGCACAAGGATCGAGCCATCGATGAAACAGTCCACCTACTCAGTCAGGATGGGCGCTGAGATCGTGAACCCTCGCTCTGAGTCGATGCAACGGAGCAACTGCTGCGGACGTTCAGGAGCGAAGCCCAGCTTCATGCCGTATGGGGTGGCGCCAATCAGCGAGCCATTGACCGACCAGTTCTGGCCCATCGTCAGCTGGTGGAAGTGGCCGAAAAAACTGTGATCCGCGCGGATGCCCTGGTCCTGCCGGTAGACCCACTTCTGCAGGGGGATGGTGATGCCGCCGACGCCACCGCCATACCGGATCGCGTCGCCATGGTGGAACCGCAGCTTGTGGCCGAGCACATCGACGTAGAGGATGTTCCCGTCGCTGATGTTGAAGGTGATGCGTGGCTCCTGCCGGTAGTGGCGTTTCAGGCTCTGATACATCAACCATTCGTAGCTGGTGGCCGCGGCATTGCCGGCCCGCATCTTTTCCGTTGTCCGGCCGTGATTGCCGAAGCTGCACGGCACGATGATCTGCTCAAAGTCGCCGTGCTCCAGGAGGTGGTCGAAGCCAGCGACGATCGCCCGTTCACACTCGATCAGCTGCTGCGTCGGGCTGAGCACCTGCGTCTCGATCTGATCAGGATGCAGCCAGTTGTCGATCAGATCACCACCCAACCAGATCACGCATTTGCTCACTTCTGCAGTGGATCTGAGCATTCGCACAACCCGCAGCGTGTTGCGGAACAGCGCACCTGCGCGTTCGTGGAAGATGTCGACGTCGTAGCGGTTGAGGCCGCAGACCGTCGCAGGGTCCACCACAGCGCCGCAGTGCCAGTCAGAGCACAGCAGCAGCGGCACGGTCTCGCTACGGCTTCCTGTGGCGCTTGCAGATAGCGATGCAGGCTGCTCAATGTCACGGATCTCCAGGGCCGTAGCCAGCTGCTCCTGGAGGCTCTCGACCTTCGTCAGCAGCCGATCCTGATCAGTGGCCTGGCTGCGCGTCTGCTCCCGCAGCCGGCGATTCTCGATCTGCAGCTGCGTCAGCGCTTCCTGCGTGTCGCCCTGGCCTTGCGGGCAGTGACCTGCCTTGCAGTACAGCTCACCGCTTGACTCGTCACGGTAGAGCAGATCAGCGGGCAGCTTCTCACGGCAGCGACGAAGGCGGCGGCAGGTGAACTTCAGCTGCTCGACTGCCGCCATCAACTGCTGGCACTTTGGCTCAGTCTAAGGGCTCACAAGATCATCTTCGTTGACAGGGCCGGGTCCTGCTCATCGACGTGAGCCTCCGGCCCCCAACTTGTAAGGCTCGCTTTCAGGTTGCCCTGCTCCTTGGCCGCATCGGCCTCCTCTAGGGTTGCAATCCATGCGTCGAAGGCCTCCCGCGAGGGCGTCTTCAAGGGCAGCCCTAGCCACTTCCTCAGGGCCGTGGGACAGGTGAAGCCCATGCTGCTGCCCTTCCTGTAGCCGACAAACCAGCGCTGACCATTGTCAACGCCGGTCTCGATCGGGAGGCCTCCAGGGAGGTGGAACTGCTCACGCCTTGCCATTGGTCTCTTTCACCAACTGCTTCAGTTCCTGCAGCTCGCGCCAGATGTAACGGTCTTCAGGATCCTCGTACTCGAAGTCCAGGGCCTCCTTGACTGCTTGCTCAGCCAGCGACAGCAGACGCTGGATCAGCCCCTCATCCGTCGACCCCTTTGGCTCAGGACGACCCCAGCGGGCGAGGGCACGGCGAACGAGATCAACTTGTCCTAGCTCTTCCGCTTCGATTTCATCAGCCAACTCGATGATTTCCATGACCGTCGGCCCCTCCGGTTCGGGCTGGTCGAGGGCGGTGCGGGCGCGGTGCATTGGCCCAACAATGTCGCGGCCCTCTGTCCAGCTGTTTACCAGCTCAGTGCACAGGGCTTTCCAGTCAGTCTTCATGGCGTCTCCGTGGGGGTGGTGGTGCCGCGCAGCTCGGCGGCGATGGCGAGGAGTTTTAATTTTGTTGCCATTTGGGCCCTTTTCCTTTCAAGTGCAAGGCTGTAGTTGAAATCTCTTTCGGTAATTGAAACGGAATGCAAGCAACTCCCGTACGACTCATCGCAAGGGCCTACAAAGCCAGGCTTAAGGTCTTCAAGTTTGGCAACAGCCTCCAGGGCAGCGGCGAGGCACTGCTCAACCCAGTCGTCATCGAAGGGGCCGCATAGCTCGTGGCGCTCATTGAACGCGGCTAGGGCCTTTTGTGCGGGTGAAAGTTCAGTCATCTTTTGAACCCATTAGCGCCGTCCCAGATCAGCCACACGCCTGCGAACAGGCAGGCGGTGGTGAAAGCGAAGAGCAGAAAGTCAGTCAAGGTAGGCCTCCAGTTGCTTGAGGTGTTCAAGAGCAGCGCGGATGTGAGCGTACTTGGCAGGGCTGATGACGCGAAAGTCAATCTGGAAACCGTCTTCATCCAGCCGCCCACCGAGGGCATCCAGGGCCTCATCCGCTAGGCGCGGCGGTGGGGCGATGGGGTGGTCAGTCATTGGGAAGTGCCTCCAGTGCGCGGCGAATTTGAGAGAGATCTATACCTTTGTCCTCAAGCCCTAGATCGGCGTTAAGGGTGTCGAGTTGCAACAGTGCCACTCGCTTCAAGCTCGGGGGCGGCGGGCGGCGGGCGGCGCGGAGTAGGGGAATAGCCATACCGTTTTCCC